TTTGTTTACCATTGAGCCTTCCATCACAACATTATCTGTTTCAGTAACCGCATCAGGATTCAATACAACCATACCATGTGCGTGCGCTTTTGCCCGTTTAATAGGTGTTTTAATCTCACCCTTTTCCCCTGTGCCTTTTATTTTATCCCTAGCAAATGTGTTTTCATCAAAACCATGAAAAGATAAACCGTAAGGCTCAAACTGATTTTTAACAGCATTACGTAAAAAATGTGGAATCATAGAAATATCTTTGAAATATTTACTTTGAGCGAACCCACCTTTGCTACTTTTTCTGTTCATGAATCTTCTTCTTTCATCCTCATCCATACCTTCTAATTGCTCTTTTCTTTTTTCATTAAATTTATCGTATAAACCATCTATATGTTCATGATGATTTTCGATGTCGGTATGTTCAGAAAAATCTTGTTTAGGATGTATAGGTAACCCTGTGCTCATAATTTGAGCGTTAGTTAAAACTCTAAAAGGTCTATCAGAATATTTGTCCGCTAATTCTCTAATGTGTTTTATATGGGTATTATCATTAGGTAAATTAAGAGCAGAAAGGATGTTTTCAACCCCTTCATTACTACTAACAGAATCAGGCTCTATTTCTACACCCATGTGTTGTAACACTTTTTGTAATGTGTGATGAGGATTGACGCCTTCTAAACCTTCGGATATACTTTTATCCCTTTCTTTGTAATCACCATTATAACCATATGTGGTAAGTTTATGATAATCATGTGGTAATATCTTCAATCCACGATTAGCATCATAAAATAATCTAGCAACATTATCACTAAATTTTTGAGGATTATCGGGATTAAAAGCATCAGGGTCTTTTTCTAACGCTAAAGGCACTAATAGTTTAGCCATTTCCGTTATAGCGTTTAAATCTGCAATTTCTGCTTTCTCAATTTCACGTTGCATCTGACCTGTTTTTACACTATCGGGTTGAAGTGTTTGAGCCTCTTTTAATTGTTTTTTCTGTTCAAGATATTCTAATTCCTCTTTGAATTTTTCTAATTCATCTTCTGATAATTTTTCACCCACCACCGTGTTACCACTAGGTAGTGTTGTATCGGGCTTTTTACCAGTGTTGATTATTTCATCTAAAACTGTCATTCTTTCTATTTCAGCATCAGAAAATCCAACCTCTCTCCTTCTACTTCTTTCAGCAGTTCCTTTAGCACCAGCAGTATGACCTTGTCCTAATCTATATTCTAAGACACTATTCCCATGTGCTAAATTATCGGGATGTTTATCATAATCACTATATTTTAAATATTTTTTAGAGAATGGTTTATGGGGAGGATGATGTCTACCAAGAGTGGTTATTCTTCTGTACGCAATTCTTGCTTTATTTTCAGTGTTAGAAAGTGGTCTTACTTTACTCCCTATTGCGGTTAAAGGATTTGTGCTGAAATAAATTCCAACTCTATCACCATCAATACCTCTTCCTACGGCTCCTCTTTTAGATGCAATTTCTTTAACACCAGTGAAATTTTGAAAATCACCGTTACCCCAGTTAGCAACCTTGTTTGACCAACGTGGGAATTTAGAAGTCATACCATGTGTTGTGTTGTTCTTTAAAGTTCGAGGTCTACCTGTTGCTTTACCGTTTATTAAATCTACAGGACTAGAATGATTGTATTGAGATATTATACTTTTAGGCTTGAAATATCTTAGAATATTACCTTTTGTTTGTTCTTCGGGTATTACGTGTCCGAACAAACCAACTGTTTCGGGGTTACCTTCAAACATAAAAGGATTATCAGGGTTAACTTTACCTAGAATACTAAAACCATCTTCATCTTTAGGTAAAGTATCATGCCAATTTTTTAAATAATTAGCCCAATTCCTTCCATGTCCTCCTAAGAAATGATGAGCGTATTCGAAAGCCTCTCCTAAACCAACTCTTTGTCCATTTTTTATTCTATAAAGATGTTTTTCATCTTCAGGTATATCTTCTTCCTTAGGTCCATTAGAACCACCGAATATTTGATTGTGAGCGTTTCTAATTGGTTTAGCCATAGCCAAAGAGCCCGCTTTGTTACTAGCAGAATTGAGTATCTCTTTCAAATGTTCTTCGCTCAATAAAGGCTCTTTAAAATTAGTGAATAAAGCGTGTTCGCCCAATACATCGTTTGTCTCAGGGTCATAACCTAAAAATCTTTTAAAATCACCTATACTCAATTGATTATTATTACTATGAGAATCTTTATCTTTAAAACTTGTAGGTCCACCATATTTTTTTGCTGAACTTTTATCCATAGCAGGTAAATGTTCTAAGCCCTGTTCCTCTTTTAAATCTCTTAATTCTTTTTCAGCGTCATATTCCTCGTTGGGGGATAATGATTTACTTTTTAGTTGCTCTTCCAAATTTTTAATTCTTTCACTGTGGTCTTTAAATCCCAGTAATTGATTAGTTTTACCTAATAAACTAGCGTACTCAGGATGTTCCATTATAGCATTTTTCAAAACATACTGAGTGTGAGCATCCATCCCACCTTTTGTATCTTTATCTATGTCCTCCACTGTGGTGTTCATATTAGGCCCATGCTTACCCTCGTCTCTTATGTAGTGATACTTAAGCGCTTGAAGTCTCATATTTGTATCATTTTTTACTCTACCTATATTGACACGTTCTCCACTAGATAATTTAATAATTTGAGCATCTTTAGAATCGGTGCCTTTTTCGTATATATGTTTATGAATTTCATATCTTTCTTTAGGGTCTCTAAATTCTAAACCAAATAAGTAGTCCTCAAAACCTAATCCTTTTTTAACAGGTTTTTTATGATAATATTCAGGTGGAAAATCCCCACCTCCCTCTAGGGCTAACTCTACTTTTTCTTTATCAGAGAGAGTTTCTAAGGGGTCGATTTGAAAATGAGTTTCATCTGAGCCCCAATCATTTACACGAGTGTGGTCAAAATGTGCTTTTCTTAATTCTAAATCTTGTATATCCTCGTTTGAATATTTTTCTTTTATCTCTTCTACTTGTTCTTTGTTATCAGGATTTTCTTTCCAATTGTTAAAATGTTCATTATACACTTCATACAAAGATTTACCTATTTTACCCGAGTAAGGATATCTTTTTATTTTATCAATTGTAAGTATACCTGTATAAAAAGGGTTTTGTTTATTGGTATGGTGATTTTCATGGTTTTTTTCTATTTCAGCATATTCCTCCGCTAAACTTTTTTCACCCGGTGCAGAGGGTAAATAAAAACTATACAACATTTCATCTCTAGCGGTTCTACCTGTTACTATATTTTTAATCAATAAAGGGTCATGTAATTCATGCCAATTATTAGCATCATTATAATGACCACCCTCTACATTTTTAAAAGAAGGTTTACTACCGCTCATTTCGTGTATTTTTCTTTCCACTCCTCTATCATCCCATACTTGATTAGGAGCAATTTGTATTTCTGAACCTGCTTGGAAATCTGCTTTAGAAACTGCTTTACAAACTAAATCTTCCCAAGTATTATCAAAATTACCATAGCCTTGTCTTTCTAGGTTTTCTAATGCTAAATTATAATATGCTATATTATTTTCAAAATCTAATCCATCGTAAATAGATTTTATTAAATCATGCCTGTGTCTTTTATAGACATCTATAGCATCTTCTCGCATTTTATTCACCCCTAATAAGGTGAATTATTTGACTTACTAATTTTACCTTCTACATCTAACCTATCTGCGCCGCCACCTTCGTGTGGATTCATTTGTGATGCTAAGGTTTTAAAATCTACAGAAAAAGAAGATGCGCCCTTGTTAGCAACATCTTGACTATCTAATAAATGTTGATTTGTCGTATAATAAGCGCTTCTTGTTTGTCCACCTGATTCTACCACAAACATATTTTCTTGAGGATTTGTGTTGTAAGATACTTTGTAATTAGGTTGTGCTTTTTCCATTTTACCTCCATACATTTTACAACCCATTTTCATGCATCCCATTTTATTCATTCCTTCACCACATTCAGGACACTTTTCGCCTTTACCCTTTTCGACTTTACCGTGAACTTTATCGCATTGTGCCTTTTCTTTTGCTGAACATTCTGAGTATTTCTTACCGAAGTTCTTCATGCAGTATTTGTTCTTTTCATCCATACTTGCCTTTACCTTCATGTCTTTTTCGCCCTTACCATCAGCGGCAAAAGCGGGGATTTTCTTTCCTTCGTGTTCAACCATTTCTAATTTCTTTTCGATTGTATCGATACGTTCAATCATAAATTGTGCTTTGTTCATTAGGTCTACTGCTTCTTTACTTATTGGTGATGGTATTGGTTTCATGCTTTTACCTCCTCTGTGGATTTGGCTTGTTCAGCCATATCGTGTATTTCTTCCCAACTCATGAGATGAATTTCTTCATTCGAATAACTCGGTTGTCCTTTAATTAATAAGTCCTCTTCTCCTCTAAAAGCATCGCTAGAAACATCCTCGCTAAGAGGTGTAACCGCTGATACAAATCCTGCTTTACGTAGTAGCGTAGCGGGGTTATTAATCATAGAACGTAATTTTTGATTTTCATTTTTTATTACTTTTAAATCAGAATCCATAGATTCCATTTTTGAAATTAAAGTGTTCATCAGACGCTCTGTGACAGATGTGTCTTCACTCATTGAATCACCTAGTTAGAATAGCGGCCAAAAGTACCACTGTGTTTTCTCATTCCAGCGCCTGTTCTAGCAGGAATGATAACACCGGGTAAAACACGGTCTCTTTGAGCAGAGTCAAATTTAGCACCAGTTTCATTCATTTTTCGCAATACTACACCATTTACGTGACTTTGATGAGCATGTACTACTTGCTCTTCTGCCTTTTTAATAGCAATAAAAATATCATCAGAAAGGAATTCTGCAAATTTTTTAATTTCATTCAAATGTTGCTGTGCAACCATGACATCATCGTTTTCTAATGCCTTTGTAAATTCCTCTGTATGTACCCCTAATTTACGGGCCATAGGATGCATTTTCTGTAAGTCCATTTGTCTCACCTTATAACTCCCAAGCATATCGCTCTAATTATAGTTACGCACCTCGTAACCTTCTTGAATCCATCAATGCTTGTGAATTTTGTTGCGGTATCGTGGGTGACAAACCTCTTTGTTGAACGTTAGAAATAGGAGAACCTATACCACCCGAACTTCTTTGTTGTGGCCTTGCTGGACTTCTTGGAGTTCTAATTCCTTGACCTTCTCCGCCCGGTTGTGAAGGGGGCATCGCTCCCATACCCATACCCATACCCGGTGGAACTGCACTTCTACCACCCGGTGCATTCGGAGGCATACCGCCTCCCATAGGCATGCCACCTCTCATGGGCATTTGCGGTTGTGCTTGTGGTTGTTGCGCTTGCTCATCTATTTTTTTGTAAGTAAACCTAACATCTCTTTCACCTTCTTCCATTAATTCAGGTTTATACCCAAGCATTTGCATTCTTTGTGCTAAATTAACTTCCATTTCATCTCTACGTAATCTAGTAATTTCATCTTCTTCTTCATTTGGATACAATGTTATCTTCCAATCAGTGATACCCATTTCTCTCAGAAGACGAGGGAATAAAACCTCGGTGTAAATTTTTTGTCCAAATTCAACTGCTCTGTTGGTCACAAGAATCTGTAAACCTTCATTGTTCAATCCGCCTGATTTACCGTTATCAATCATAAAAATAGAAGATACACCGAAGAACGCTGCTATTCTATTTCTTATTTCATCACGCACAGCGATATATTGCATCTCTTCAAGAGTGTCCATGAACTTAATCCAATTGACTCCTCCACGACCAGTTTGACTTTCAATACCAACTTTAGGAATGTAATGTGGGTCTCTTTCGAGTTTCTCATCAACACCCTTCCAAAAAGATTTCATTGATTCTAAATTATCAGTAGTTACGGAAATTATACCCTTTGGACTTCTACGTTTTTGATACGCAGTGTACATGTAATTATCCATGGCGGTCAAAGTCATCGCTTGTCTCCACAATGTATTTACAGGGCTTTTACCATACAGTTTACTAGGATTATATTTAGAAATATGTAGGACTTCTCCTTTTGTAAAATATTGATTTTTACCCGAACCAGCCATGTTAACATAATGGGCATCTACCATATCTGAACCACAAACAGGGCAAGCGTGGTCTTGACCGGGATATGCCACTTGGTCTCTATGTAATCTACAAATTCTGTATCTTCCTCCTCTAACCCCACGTTTATCGGCAATAATACGCATAAAAATAGGGTCTCCTCTAACTACTTCTTTAACACGATAAAATTGGATGTCGCCTGTTTCTTCATCTACATAATACTCTTTTATTAATATCAGAAAAGCATCATCTACAACATTCAAATCTCTTTCTATTTCATATAATACTTGTAAAAAAGATTGCTCCATAGAGTTTTCTTGATTTAATAACCATTTGCCATATGCGACATCATTGGGGTCAGGCTCTCTTACCTCTCCACCACAAGTAGGGCATTCCTCTACCTCATGTTGAAACTCATCATCGCATTCTACACATTTAGCACGAAACTTCTTTTCCCAATAATAACCACGTCTAAATATTTCTTGATTTAATTTAGAAGTTACAGTTCTAAGAATTAAATTTTCATGTGTGACTGCATACAATGCTGGTAATGTAATACCTTGTGCTAAAACAGGCTCTTGAATACCAGTGGTATACAAAGGCATTTGAGGCTGTGGAGTTGTTCTTCTTCTAAATGGACTAGCCAATGCTGATAAGAATCTACTAATCCTACTTTCCCCTGCATCGTCTTCAGCCATTATAATCCCTCTCTATATTTACCTATAGTATCTTCGTCAATACCCCACCCTTCTAATAACTCACGAGATTTCTTAGCATCATCTTTCCAATTTTCATATCTAACTAATCTTTTAATCTCTTCTTTTTTAACAGGGTCTTTTTCATCTAAATACGCTAAAACACATTTTGCTTGCATTGATTTCATTTTTAAATGAGGCGATACACCATTCAATAGTTTTCTTAAATCGTTTTTTGAATAAAATTGAAGCCTATGTTGACTTCTTTGAGATTCCTTGTATACTTTATTATCTAATTGTAAAACACCACATTCTAAATGTTTATACAAATCTTCACAATGAATTTTACCTCTAGCACCAGTGGCAATCATACCAGCCCGAGGTTCTCCTCTTTCTGTTATGGTGATGTAACCATCAGCATCTAAAAAACCAGCACTGTAAGCCCAAACATCTTTCATGATTAATCCTTGAGTAGAAATCAAAACATATGTACCTCTTTCCGCACCTTTGATGATATCTAATTCTTCACCATACATATTTAGAAGAGCAGTTAACTTTCTATCTGTAAATGATTTTTTTAGTAGACCAGCATCATGTAAATTTACTCTCATGTCAGATGGTCTCATAGGACCTTTTTGTTTTAGTTCGTTCACTACAAACTCTAAATAATTTAATTCTGCTTTAGTGAGTTTATCTATTTGATTTAATGTAGTAGACCACATTTTTCTAGCAGCAGACCTATTACCCATAGCAGTAGCCCAAGCCTGTTCCTCTTCTTTACCCCACACATCTTCATGTTGGTCTAGCATCTTTAAGGTACGTTCTGCATCCTTCCACAAATTACACGCTTGAAGTAAAGATATTTGTCTAGTATCTCCAAATTTTCTCAGACTTTTGAGTTTTTTATCGCTTAAACCTAATTGTTTCATAACATCGTGCAAGTCTTTTCCCCAAGATAAATTATGTAAAGTCATTTCTGTTTCTAAAGATTTAATTGCTCTAATATCTTTTATAAAACTGTCAATTTCACTTTTATCATCTTTATTATGCCTTCTTGCTTTTCTAAATCTTTTAACGAAGACATCAGCGGAACAACCTAAAGTTGTTTCAAACCAACCATCACCGTTAATAGGAAATTGATATTTGACCACTTCCTCTTCTTCTAAAGATACACTATCCTCTTTGACAATCTCAAAATCATCATCAAGAATAGCAGAGGCCCACATATTAGTACCCCTTATCTACTCTTACTTTTCCTTTTTTCTTTTTATCAGTATCAGAAACTTTAGTTGGGTCTTTCCCACCTTTCTTTCCAACTGATATTATTAACACCATTCCGTGTTTCTTTCCGCCTAATTTTTTTTCTTTCATGGTATCATCCATCCTCCGCCTTTGCCCGTTCCCGATATCCATCCATCGAAACCCGGTAAATAATCATCTAGTAACATAACAGACCCTCTAAACTCTTTTGTACCCCAATTAGCAAGTGCCAAAGACATAGCCAAGTCATCATGAGTTCCCACGCTTTCCAACCTTCCATTTTTTTGCATTCCGAATCTGTTTAACTCCATTTCTAACTTATGTGTAAACTCACGGCTCCTCTCGTCTCCATACGGAGTTTTGATTTGCCCCTGCTCGAAGGCCATGAGTAAACTCATAAAGAGGCTTTCCTTTCGAGTACGTGTGGTCATAAATGTTCTAATTGGAATATCTTGCCTAATATCTTGAAGTTCCATCGCAAACATTCTTTGAAAATTATTACCTTCTAATTCTATTAAATCAGGTTGAAATCTATTATTTAACAATATTATTTTCTTTTTCTGAGCCATTGAAGACATACCTCTTTCATGCACTATCCCTATAATTTGTTTAACATCATCATCAGGAGGAGTACGAAGAACTGTCATCGCAGTAAAGTCAGCATTTTTATCAGACGCAATAGCAGTATCCCATCCTATGAAATGATGACCAAATACTCCCGCTGGTTCACCTTCTTCATCGAATTCTGTTTCAGCCCTATCGAGTAAAACTAAATCTTTATCTCTTGCATTTTCAAGAACATTCATAGGAAACATACTCGCTACATCATGAATTGGCTCACATAAATATTCACGAGCAAATTGTATGGCTGGCATAGCATTTCGCCTTTGGTCTAGGGCTTCTAAGTCCCAACGCTCAGGCCACAACGCTTCACCTTTGTCATTTATAGCAGGATATGTTTCAACAAGAAAAGCATCTTTTTGTTCAAGTTCTGCGTATAAATCATTATAAGAAAACGGAGTTCCTACCATCATCAATCTTGCTGTGTGGTGGAGTACTGGTAATAAAACAGCATAAAACCAATCTGCTGCTCTTTGTAATTCAGAAGATGTGTTACCCCAAAGAATATCGTCACATACTACTACATCAGGGTGGAAACCACGAGTAGCCCCACCTACCGATTTAGCCATCATACGACTACCATTTGTAAATTCAAAATATGATTTAGCCCAAGGTTTTCCTCCTGTGGGTTTTAGATGTCTTAAACAAGGAGCCATATCTATACAGTTACGGATAAAACGCATGTGTTCTAATGTCTGTTCAAGACTGTGACTGAAAATCATGATGTGTGTTTTTGGATTAAAAGCAGCAATCCATAATGCATACGACATAAATAACGTAGACTTACCGTGGTCACGAGATGCTTTAACACAATAATATCTTTCATTTGTTAAACCTTCATCCCATTTTTTATGATGGTCAGAATAATGAAAACCCAATACAGTTTCAAAGAAATACTTGAAAGAACGCTCGGACATTTTAGTGTCCATCTCTATGAGAAGTTCCTGCATTTGCTGTTTATCTTGCATAAACTCAACCCATTTGATTATTAGTAGCATCAGCGAATTCTTTTAATTTTTCCATTTGTATTTCTTCAGGTGTTTTTTCACGTTCTTCAAGTGACATAGACTCTATTTCACTTATTTCGTTAGGAGGTAGAGGAATTGATGAGCCCATACCATCAAAAATTTTAGCATCACGAATCTTTTGTTGTTGACTATCATATGTTGGTGGTAAAGTAGTAGAAGCAACTGGTGGTGGAGTAGCAGGGCCCACCGGTGGTATACCCATAGCGGCATCGGTCATAGCCCTTTGGTTTAATTCTCTTCGTGCTTCATGAAGTCGTGCCATTAATTTTCTGTTTTCT